CGAAGGCTATCCGGCGACTCTACAGGCGTTCGACCCGCAGTAGCACCTTTGCCGCCAGCGCCAACGATAGATAGGTTTTTGCTTTCCAAGGTGACCGCCAGTTGTTGGTTATGCGTTTGTTGCAATATCTTCAGCGTAGATTCCGCCACTAATGATAGCACCGCCAATAATCAAAGGCCCACCATAGCAAAGAGGAACTGGGTTGCCCTGGGCTTGGGTGTTGACAGCACCGTCCATCGAGTAACTTGGCTGATTGCCAGGATCATCCTTTGCGCCAAGCCCCTTTGGCTGAGGGGAGAGCATCTGCACCACGCCGCCAATAACCATCGATAAGCCAAGCGATGCGGCTGCACCGGCATAGCCACCAGCAGCGAATGCCGCGCCTACGCCGCCCGTATAGATCGCAGCAACAACGATCAGAACAGCCCCTACGATTGTCTGCAAGGTTCCTTGCCGCTTGCTACCTTGGATAACAGGAGCAATGCGGATTTCACTGTTACCGGCAGGATCAGAAAGTCCATCTTCACCAATATTTCTATCGCCAATGAAGATAGCAAATGTAAGTCCATTTGCCTTTGAATCGGCTAGGTACTTTTTGAACCCGGGAACCTGCACACACAGCGCATGGATTGCCTCACGGGTATTGGATACAGCTAGCTCAAACTCACGACCAAAACGCTTGCGCATCTGCCCATAGAGTTTGATCTTCTTCAGCGGCTTATCCATTCGGCATATCCTTATGTCTCACAATGTAGCAAGTTCGCTCAGCCCAATATCCTCCGTAGTTCTCCCGCCGCGAGATGCGCCCGTGCAAATGGTGCAGGATTTCTCCATCGCCAAGGTACACGCCAGCATGGTTAGGAACCTTTGAACGAACATTCATTAGGATAATGTCACCGCGCCTAGGCTCATCTGTTATTTGGAAGAATCCCTCAGCGTTAAGCCTATCCATGCTGTAAAGCTCTTGGCCTTTATCCCACCAATCATCTTCCCGCTCATATTCAGCAACTCGGATTCCGTATTCACGCCACAAGAAGTCCTTGAATAGTGTGAAACAGTCCAGAATTCCATGAGCAAACTGCCTGCCCTCTAGAGGAGCCTCAAACCCGCAGGGCTCGCAGTAGCCAACAGGGCCAAAGTTAGGCTCCCCATCAACTTGCCCAATGCTCAGGATGTGCCAAGGAAGTTCAGATAGCTCGCACTGAACACGGTCCGCATGCGATGGTTCACTAGGGGCATTAGGATGGCTGTGGACAACTGCCAAAACCTCTCCCACGTCCTCGGCGATAGAGAACTGCTCTCCACTTATGCGGAAATGCTCTGACCTATTCTCATGAGAATTCTGACAAGGAATGTATCTCTCCCCATCTTCGCTCATTACGATAAGCCCGCATGATTCATGCGGATAGCACTCGGCGGCGTGTTTTTGCGCTGCTTCCAATGTTGCAAGTTTCACATTAGCTCCGGATTAGGCTTGCAGCAGGGTAACTCCCGTAGGGTAGCTCATTATTAGCTCCAAATCTAAGCTTACAACTACCGACTCTGCCACCACAAACATCCTTACTAGGATCGCTAGTAGGTACATCGTTAATGTCCGCTACCGGAGGGCCATTGTAACCGCAGTAAGGGCCACGATAACCGCCCCTCAGAATCCATGTGCAAGCATTGGCGATGATCTGACGCCCTGGCAACTGCTGCCCATTCAAATCAGCAGCCGTAGCAAGCTCAAACTCTACTACTTCGTTAGTCTCGCTAGATTTCCGCTCGATATACCAAATTTCGTCAGGGAAATGCTCATCTGGATCAGCAGTAGGATTGGTCTGCGGGAAGTTCTCTGAATCTAGATATTGAACTAGAGTCTGTCTACGAATAAGCCGTGCGCCAACTAAATCATCGAACATCAAGCAAAGAGCAGTGATAGTCCCATCTACGTTAGCTACGCGAAGCCTTGGCTGAGGTGGAGAGTTCGTGCTACGAGCAAATCCCTCACATTCAATCGGCCAAGGCTCATATCTCTGGCCCTGCCAGAATATAGGGCCACTCTGCAAATGAGCATGAAAGAAAAACTGATCTGCATTGATGTTTGTAGCATCAACCTCAAAAAGAGTTATTTTATTTCCAGGCTCTAGAGATTGAATATCATTATTTATCAAGAATAATGTCCTCTAGTCTTTTTAGCCTAGCATTAATTCCTGCTGTAATAAATAGGTTTAATTGGTCAACTCTAAATCCATATTTGTCAAAACTTTCATCGCCATAACTCCATTCATCATGGCAAATAAATGCGTAATCAAATGGATTAAGGCCATTAGATTCAAGTATGTTAATTGCTTTTTGAACAGTTAGTCCCACATGCGATCTTGCAGATTCACCATTTTTTTCAACAGATTCTAGGAATTTATAAAGACCTATTTCATTTGCAATCTGAATTGATGCATTTATTTCTCTTTCACTTAGGACTTTTAGTGACGTTTTATCTCTTGCATCCGAGGTATTTATAGAGCCAGTGGCACTAAATACAACAGATGCCCTTCTACTGGCCGAGCCAATAGAGTATGAGTTATCACTAGCAGGCACAAAATCGCCAACCGATGTAATGCCCCATCTATCATTTCCACTTGATCCAAATACAATTCCCGAGCCGAAAATTCCATTAGAAGAACCCTGGAATCTAATTGATCCCTGGGTGTTGTCGTCAACTGATCTATATACAGTCCAGTCAAAAGTCTCCCATCCTCCAGTCGAAAATTTATATCCAGTTAGAAGAATTCTGTCAACGTTTGGAACTCTTGCCTCTGAATAAATAGGAAGAACTCCACCCCCACTTGGAACTGTATCAGTCCCATTGGGAGTAAGAATAACCGTACCATTTATATTCCCTCCAGTATTTTGCATTGCGTTTTCAGCAAGGGGATATAGCTCAGCGGTCATGTCATTAACTTTAGTCCAAGCCGACTTAGTAGGCTCGCCCATCTTTCCATTAGGCTGCGGAGTAGTCAGATCGATTTCTTGGCGTGCCATTACTATTCCTTACGGCTGATATGTTTGTTCAAAAGTTGCAGTGATAGACCACAGCATATTCCCATTTGGTGCGGGGTTGAACGTATTGCATTGGAAATAGCCATCTCCGACTAGTGGCTCATCCCAAATGAATGACTTGCCTACATGGGATCTAAGGAAGTCGGAAATCTGCTTAATCTTATCTTGCTTGGCAACGAACTCCAAGTTCCATACAGATGAATTTGGATTTATGCCGTTTGCAGCAGTCTGCGAATAGCCGTCCCCGAATTGAGCGCGCAGTACAGAGCCTGTGACTTGCCCAGTTGATTGCTTCGTAGCGCACCATGTAAATCTATCAGCCATCAGCCAATGCCTCTTAGTGTCTTATACACGGCGCCACCAGTCCTGTTTTGCTTGACCCACCACTGACTGCAAGCGGATTCAATCAAGTTAACCAATTCCATTGCGTCCCTATTGGAATTGCCGGTCTGAGTTCGCGAGTCAACCGTACCATTATTCATGTTTAGGTTGATTTCGATGTTTGGTGCGCCATTTGATGAAGCGGAAGCCGAAGATCCACCTACAATCCCACCATTGGCATACCCAGCAGTCGGCCGCATGGCGTTAGCCATCTTTGGCCCGCCAACTGCTTTAACGTCCGCCTGTGACCACACTACTTCACCGCGATGGACGATGCCAGCAGCCTCATGCTTCCCGCCAGAGCCAGTATATCCACCACTCGCAAACCCTGTAATGGCAGGACCAAAAGATTGTCCGAAGCTAGATACTAGACCAACTAGCGCCTGCCTCGCATAAATCTTAGCAAGGTCAGCAAGGATTGACGCTGTGAATTCCTTGAAATTCGC